TTCCTCTTACCAGATATGGTGCGTAGTGCAGATTGATACCATAAAACCCTCCAGGTGCTGGACCGAATGGCAGCACTAACGGGAAGGCATCATAGAATGGTAATTCGTTTTTCCATTTTGGATCGTAATAGTACATATACATCGAACCGATTTCGATGTTTGACTTTAGTTCTCCAATATCAGATTGCATTGCTGTATTCGGCGATAAACTCGCGCCGACTAATTTTTGAGCATTGCGCATATACCACCAGATAGACTTTTGTCCATCCCCAGCTTTAGCACGAAGGTTTTCGAAAGGATTTGCCATAATAACTATTTATTCGTTATTCCCAATTCTTTTTCAGTTAATATCAGGAATTTCCACTTTCTATCTAGACAGAACTCAGTTGCTGCTTTCCACTTTGCTTGATTCACACCCCAAGTCATTACTTCTTGGAGAAACTGTTTTGTTTTTCGTTTTGGGATTTTTGGTTCCTGTGTAAACTTGGCAGGTTTAATTTCGATCAAATAACGTTGATCATTTACCTTGATATAGAAGTCGACGAAGTATCTGTGGGATCTTCCATCAACAGGAGATCTATATGGTATTGCAAGTTCTTCTGAACCCCACTCGGAAACACTATCATTTGCATCACACCACTTCATAAACTTCAATTCATAACTGGAACGGAAAATGATGTTGGTCGGATCCCCAATATACTTATTGGGTTTTTGAATATTGTATCTACCTTTTAAGGAATCTCTTGAATAAACCATATAAATATAAGAAAATAACCAATCTAAAGGATATTTATAAGTGTCAAACGATCCAGGACCACCTCCACCAGATGCAGCGAGAGAAGCATTTGTTCAGGCCACTGGCGGAATTAACGATAAGATATTACGATATCCACTTGATTTGCAAGATCAGTCTCCCCATTATATTATCTTCTACCCACTGGTAAGAGAAGGTTCACGTCTGGGTGAAAATTTTAAAAATGCAGGTGCCCCTGTTTTTGATAAGAGCGCACAGAATGGAGTCGATCCAAAAAACGCCACAAAAGTGGCGGCTGCTCTCGGTGCAGGTATTGGCACTGGTCTTGGTATCGCTGAACAATTGACTAAAGGCGGAGGCAAAAATGCAGGTGGTGTGACTCTTGGTGGTATACTTGGTAGCGTTACCTCTGTAATTGCTAAGGGAGCAGTAGGTGCTGCAGGTGCTGGTGCTATTGGCGCATTATCAGGAAGTCAGGAACTATATCGAGGTGCTGGTGCGATTGCTCTTCAGATGCCTGAAAATAAAATGTCTTCTGGGTATAAAGCAAATTGGAAAGCAGATGAAATGGGCACGTTGCTCGGTGCGATCGGATCTGGTAACCAATCTTTACTGGGTGCAATTAATCCGCTAAGTACAGATAACATGAAACTGGCATTACGTTCTGGTGGTAAACTTTCGAAAGTGTTGAGTGATAATGCATTAGATGTTAATAAAGTATTGGAATCTAATACCAAAACCGTGACGAATCCATACAAAGAACAATTTTTTAAATCAATGGAGAATAGATCATTTGTTTTTGAATACAATTTCGCCCCAAGAAGTTTAAAAGAAGCAGAGGCAATTTTTACTCGTAGAACTGGTGCTGCGGGAGATGGTATGGGAATCATTCAAAAGTTCGCATATCATATGCACCCAGAACTTAGAGACTCGGGATACTTCTTTAACTATCCATCAGAATTTTCTATCGTTTATTATAATGCAGGAAAAGAGAATCAATATGTTCGTAAAATTTCCACTTGCGTTCTTACTGGTATGACAGTAGACTATGGTAGCGATACTGGATTTACAACCTTCAAAGAAGGTATGCCAACACATGCTACTATGCGATTAGAATTTTTAGAACTAGAACTGATGACCGCACAAAGAGTTTATCAAGGATTTTAAAATGTATTTCAGACAATTTCCAGTACTCAGAGGTAAGTTCGATGGCACATTTAAAGGTGTTACGGATATTTTCTTGCGTGTCGCACCCCAAACTCCTATTAAAAATGTAGAATTTTTAGAAACAACGTATGTTCAAGATGGAGAAACTCCGGAATTACTGGCGTTTAAAATGTATGAGAGAGAAGATTATCATTGGATTTTATTGTTGATCAATAATATCGTTGATGTTCGTGAAGAATGGCCGAGAAAAGAAAGAGATCTTTATTCTTATTGCTTAGAAAAGTATGGTGAGAATAATATCTATCAAGCAGTACATCATTACAGAACAACAGATAAACTCGCATCTCAAGGTGTTCCGAAAGGAATTATTGTTGATTACAATTCAGCAAAGATTTCATCTGGTGAACATGAATCCGTTACAAACTGGGATTATGAATTTGAATTGAACGAAGACAAACGAGAAATAAAGTATATTCCAAAGATTTTAGTTGGCAGATTTGTTTCGGAATTCCAACGAATAATTAGAGTATAATATGGCAACCAATTCTAAAGCATTATCAAATCCTGGTGACGTAACATTTAAGACTGTTGAGATCATGAGTGTCAACGGTGACATTCTTGACATCAAAAGTTTTGTTGTCGAACTAAATATCTACGAAGATATATTTTCGAACGCACTACAGGGTGTTTTGATGCTTGTAGATTCTAAAGAACTTATATCTGGTTTACCTCTTGTGGGCGACGAACTCTTAAATATTTGGATACAAACTCCAACCTTTGGTGATGGATACGGCGAAAGCATAAAAAAGACCTTCTCAATTTATTCTATTAAGAATAGAATGCTCAACGCTGACCGTGAACAAATGTATACATTATACTTCTGCTCTATGGAAGCAGTCAGTGATAATGTCACTCAAGTCAGTAAAAAGTATGAGGGTACTACAGACGAAATTGCAGACAAACTATACACAGAGTATTTAAAACAAAAACGCTGTTTCGGCGGTATCGATAATAAAGACGAAACCCCAATGGTTATCGCGGATACTCCACATGAAGGTAAGATTGCCTTCGTGGCAAATATGTGGTCACCATTTCGCTGCCTCAACTATGTTGCACAGAGATCTATTGGCGCAAAACAAAAGGGACCCAGTTTCTTATTCTATGAAACGAAGACAGGATTTTACTTCACTTCTATTGACAATTTAATTAAGAGTCAGTTAGATCTCAGTTCTATATTTGCAGAATATGTGTATTTACCGAAACCTCTTAATCCTTTAATCGATTTGGTTGATGATGAAACATTACATACGATGAAACCTGGATTAGACAAGGGATTTAGTACTGTATCTGATATTCGGTTTAATGAGCAGGTCGATATTCTGAAGTCACAAGACAACGGAAGATTTGCCAGCACTACTACAGTTTTCGATATTATGATTAAAGAAGCAACAAATATACCGCATGACTATTCATATTCATATCCTGACATCATCCATATGGAAAATTACCGAGTTGAAAATGGTAAAGCAACATTTGATGAGGAATCAAAAGATAATATGACATATCCTGCGAACGTAACTCGTTCCGCATTGTCTAAGCGTTTCTTTCGTCCAGTGCATAGAAAAGTTCTTACCACAAGCGATGATGAGATGCTAGATTATACGCCAGATAAATGGTTGGGTATGCGTCAAAGTGTTCTAGAAGATATTTCTGGATTGCGTATGCACATCACGGTTCCTGGAAGAACGGATGCTGAAGTTGGTAAGATCATTCACTTCAAATATCCTAAAGTTGGAGATGGCGCAGATAAATCAGATCCGAAAAACCAATGGGATCCGTTCCTTTCTGGTGTTTGGATGATCACTGCCATCCACCATAAAATTACTCCAGTCGCACACAATATGATTTTGGAAATCGCTAAGGATTCGTTCCATACATCCTTCCAAGCAATTGAACGTGCGCCACCACCGAATCCTCCTCTTTATGAAAATTCCGAAAATTCTGATATGCCTCTAGCAGAACAAGAAAATGGTGCATCTCCGTCATCTCCTGGACCAGTCAATAAAGCAGGTTGGACTCATCCAACTGGCGGTAAGGGTAGCATTTCTAGTAAATTTGGACCAAGAAAATCTCCTGGTGGGGTTGGTTCTAGTAGTCATATGGGTGTAGATATTGCTGCTCCAAAAGGTACGACAGTTTATGCTGCTAGAGACGGCACAGTTGAACTGGCAGGATGGCAAAAGCCAGGTATACGTAGTGGAAAGAACGCAGGTGGCGGGATTCGTGTTAAAATTGCGCATGCTGGTAAATATACAACCTTTTACGGTCATGGTATCGAAGGTTCTATAATGGTCAAACCTGGACAGAAGGTCAAGGCTGGAGAAGCAATTATGAAAGTCAATAGCACTGGCGCATCGACAGGACACCATCTACACTTTGAGATTTGGTTAGATGGTAGAAAAATAAATCCGCTCCCCTATATTACGTGAGATAAAAAATGACAGATAATTTCTTTTCAAATAATGATTCAAACTTCTATTGGTTCTTCGGATGTGTCGAGGATCGTGATGATCCTTTACGTCTTGGTCGAGTAAAACTACGAATTCTTGGTTATCATACAGATGACAAAGAACAGTTACCAACTGATGATCTTCCGTGGGCGATGCCAATTATGCCAGCAAATAGTGCCAGCACTTCTGGAATAGGTTGGTCGCCAACTGGTCCAGTAGAAGGTACATGGGTTTTTGGATTCTTTATGGACGGAGCAGAAGGACAGCAACCTGCATTTTTGGGAACAATTAACGCTGTCCCTGAAAGTAACGGCAGTGGTGGTGGTAGTGGTGGAGATGGATCTGGTAACTCACCTACCTCTGGTGGTGCTGATGGTAGGGGTGATTATAGTATTCCGCCATCTAATGGTACTCCTCCTACAAAAACTGGAAATGTTGAACAAGATAATATC